AACTTAATATTCGTTTTACCGCAACAATCGCAAGTATTAACTGCGTCATCCGTGCCGAGAATCTTTTGCATTTCGTTTGCTCCGGTTCGTTAGTCGATGGATAGATATTATCTTTTTACGAACCGGAATGCAAGCGCTATTTCACAACATCATGACGCGTGTCGGATACGTTCGGTCGAACCATTCGTTGAACACCCCGTGATCTTCGCGACGTTGCGCGGCATGACCGGGCATCAGCGGGATATCGTTCGCCGCGCAGTGGTTGACGGCACGCTCATATGCGCGGTCTGCGTTCTCTGCGACGATGACAAAGCCGAAGTTCTCGCCGCTGCGAGTCGTGACGCCGATGTTATACGTTTTCATGTCAGATACCACACTGCGCGGCGTCAACGTCCCACAAATCGGGCAATGCAGGTAAACCGTCAGTGAATCGAATACATTCAATCCACATCCAATCTTGAAATGCTTCGTGCATCAGGGCGTTATCGGCCTGCGCTTGATCGCGAATGAACAGTTGCGTTTCCATGATTCGATCTCCCGTTGTTGATGGGAAGATATTATCTTTTCGCGCGGGCATCGTCAAGCGTTCTACGTTCACGGTCGTAAATGATCGTAGCTTCACCGATGCTAACGCCGCGCTCCAGGCTGATGCGCTGATATTCGCACGATAGGTAAATGTCAACAGCTTTGATCGTCTGCCCGGCTTCGAGCGCTTCGAACAACTGCGAGCCCGGCGCGGCGTACGTGTCTCGATAGCGGATTGATTTGCTGTTCATGCTTCGCTCACCGGGACTAGCGTCACTTCCCAAACGGGCGGCGAACTCCATCCACCGCGTACGTTCCTCTCGCCGTTGGACATGCAGAACATGCCAGTAACAAGGTACGCAACGCCGCATTCGGTATAAACCGCGCCGCTTTTCATACACTCTGAAAACCGTCCGATCTTTGCGCTATCACGACATGTCAGATTGATCATTTCGGCAACCCATTGCGCAATCGCCATTCGGCGCGGGCTTCTGCTGCGACTGCCATATCTAATTTTGCCTTCGCCTTTTGCCATCGCTTACGCGCCGCGCTTGCCATTCGATCATGATACAAAATTTCCTCCGTTTCACTGTACATAACATTTAGCGCGGCGCGCTTACGTTGCTCGTAGTTTTGGCGTTTCATTCTTCCCTCACTGATAAATATTCGTCGCACAGCGTGTCGTACAGCATCTTAACCGTACCGGGTTGCCGTTCAGTCACGCACGCCGCGTAAAGCCTGTGCGTCGGCCCGAAGTCGAACGACAGGCCCGTTACGTTCCCGATGCGAACATGCCCCGATGGGAAGATCGCGACGAAGTACGCGCCGTTGTTGAATAGCATCTTCATTCCGTCACCTTGAACGGTACGCAAACGCCGACGATTCCATCAGGGCAAACATGCGTCAAAAACGACGGCATGCCGGTTAGCGGCGCATCGGCGGAAGGCGGCTTTACCGTAGTGATGCAATGCGTGTACTCGTCGCCGCATCGAGCGCACTTGTACGAAACGTTGACCTGTGGTGCGTTCATCTTAACCTCCTAGTGTCATCGCGTTTGACAAAGCAATTTCTAGATCGGCAACTTCTTTACGCCGATATTCGAGTTGCCGCGTGAGGCGTTCAATCAGGTAATTATTCGCGGCTTCGAACGTCGGGAAATATTGCGAATACTCCGATACCTTCGCATGCACGCGGTCAACCGTTTTCGACTTGCCGTACGTTATAGGAACTCGAATGGTTAGCTGCTTCGCGGTTTCCTTCACCACGTTCACGGCTTCAACCGTGTCACCGAACTTCCGCACTTCGTACCATGTTGCCATCTTAACCCCCTAGTGTTTGACGAAAAGATAATATCACACGCAAAGAAAAACGCCACGGGTTTAGCGTGGCGTTCGGTCCTACGTACGACGTGCTGTTACGCAGTTGCACCCGTATCCGCACCATCCGAAGTGCCGTTTCCCGGCTCATCCGTGCCGCTCACGACGTTCGTCGGGCCATCTGTCGGCCCTTCTTCCGTCGCATCTTCGCTGCCGAACAGGTTTTCGACAGCTTCGAGCGCGTCATGCAACGCACCTTCGATGCCTTCAATGCCGCTTTCGATCAACAGTTCGACGCGGGCAATCAATGATTCTTTGGTTACGTCAGCCATACATACTCCTTTCAGGTTAGGTCAATCCGCACCATTTGGCGGGAATCGACAGCATATCAGGTAATATCTACATGTCAATCAGCATAAGATAATATCGAAATTACCGTGCGGAAACAAACACTTACATTCTGTCCCTATTGCAAAAAGATAATATCGTTGCTACATTGTGTCTCAGGGCAAGCCGCCCTTGTCTAACGAACCGGAGTTTCTACCATGAACAAAACGCATCTGCGCACCTATGCAAACACCATTCGCGCCGCGCTTGTGAATCGTCGCGACGCCCTGAAGATGGAACTGGCGGTAATGTTCGCCGTGATTATCGAGTCGGAAGGCAACAAGCGACTTGCACGGGAAGCGATCTATCAGGTCTATAACAGCACCGGCAGTTACCAGTGCGCCGTGCCATCTGATCGTGACTGGAAGTCAGTAGGCCGTCAAATTAGCGCCGGGTTCGCGCTATACGATTTCGTCGGCGCGGAAGAAGTCGCCGCCTGGGCGAACGGTCATAAGCACGGGGACTTGATTCAGGCGTTTGCGGACCATATTGCGCCGCTGAAGTTGGGCACGGTAAACGAGATTTTGACCGTATGCGAAAAGGTTCGCAAGCCGCGCAATCGCATCGGCGGTCATGTCGTACCTGAAGGCGCGTTCGAAGTCCGCACTGAGCATGTGCAGTTCTACATTCCGCCCGACGTGAAGGCCGAAGAAGTCATGAGCGTGATCAACAAGCTAATGCAGTACGCAAACACCCTGCTTGATCACAACAAGGCCGAACACCGCAAGGCGGCTTAGCCTGGGCGCATGGCGCGCGTGATGATTTCGTGCGCCATCGCTACAAGCCATTGTTCTTCCATCGATACGGGCGGCACGCCCCAGGGGCGCGGCGTAAAGTACGGCCCGTTCGTGTAGATCACAAGCATGTCAGATTCCCAATACTGTTCCATGATGACCCCCGAAAACAAAATGCCCCGTGAAGCTGCGAAGCGACACGGGGCAAATCACGGCACTCAACGCGACGTGTGGAGACAGGATGCGTGAACCGTTAGCCATGATCGTAGCACACCCCAAGTAGGTAGTCCGTGTTCACGTCGAAGAACTTCGCGAGTTCTATTATCTGCCAGAAGCCCGGATAGACACGCCCGGATTCCCACTGCGCTATGCTTGCCTGCGAACAGCGCAACGCCGCCGCCAGTTGAAACTGTTTAAGCCTGCGTTCGGTGCGCATGCGACGCAATCGAGCCCCGAAGCCAAGCGGACCGTTATCACTCATTGCCGAACGCCAGATAGTCGAGCGATACGCCAAGCACGCGGGCTACTTCAATAAAGGTGAACATGTTCGTACCCTTCGTGCCGTTCTCAAGGTGCGTAATGGTCGTGTGATTGCTGTGCGTGCGCCGGGCAAGCTCATCAATCACTAGCCCCTGCTCTTTGCGAGCGCGCCGGATGCGCTCACCGATAGTTTCGTTGCTCATCGTTTACCCCAATGCTTCCATGCTGATTGCGCCCACAATCCGCCGTACACGAAGCATAGCGCGAACATGCCCCATTGCTGGCTTTGATATGTCGCGATCATCCACAGCGGTTGCACGCCTAGGCCAAAGAAGCATGCGTACCGTTGGCGCGTCGCGTGAAGGCTTAGATACGTTGCAGCGAGCGACATGAACGCTATGCACGCCTGAACTAGCATCACGCGTCCCCTAGCATGCGTACCGTGATGAACAGCACGTTGCGGTAATGCTCATCTGTCAGGCCGTCGCGCGGCCGCGCCAGTGCTGCTCCCGCTGCATCGAGTTCGTACGATTCGGTTGCGCGCTCGATGCGCAATGCCATATCGGAGACCATCAGGCCGTATAGCGTCGTACCGTGGTTGCGTCTGATGCCGTCGATCAACTCGCGGTACAGTGCAAAGCAGTTGAACCGACGACGAAGGCGCGTATCCGATTCTTCGAAGATAACGCCGTTCCACAGAAAGCCCGGTAGATGTTGGGCGGACACTTCGCGGGTTAGTTCTAGCATGATGGTCTCCTTAAAACATTAGGATACTGCGGAAAATGTTTGTAATTTAAATAATATCTTTTCCACAGGGGAATGCAAGGTTATTTCGTCGTGGCGAACGCCCGGAAGTCAGTGCGCCCCGTAGCGATATGCTCAAGATTGCCTTCGCGGTTTGTCCTGAATTCGCCCATTGGCAGGAAGATGCGCGGGAATTGCACATGCCACACGCCCGCGCCGGGCACTGGCGTACCGTCTGCGTACTTCGTCGGCATGCAGACGCTGCAAAGATGTTGCCCTTTGCGATCTTCGATACCCGTCCAGTCAAAGAAGCCAGTTGGGGTTTTTGGTTGCATGCCAAGTGCCGTGTTTTCGCAGCACCCGCAACGCTCGCATTGATACAGACTCATTGTGCGCTCCTTCGTACGTATTCCATGCCCTGCAACCGTGTCGTCAGTTCGTCGGCATCGAGCAAGCGCAGCTTCCATTGCGCAATCATCAGTTGCGGGTATCGCACGACTTGACCGGTCCTGCCGCCATTGACGTGCACACCCCATCCGTCGAACATCGCGCCGTCGCGCACCATCCATAGCTTCCCGCGCGCTACGTCGTGTCGCTTGAACGCCTCATCGGCAAGGCCGAACAACGTAACTACACGGTTGACGTTGTTCGGCCATTCAGAAACGACAATAACGGCGCGTTCGCCCGGTTCCCATTTGCTCATTGTGCGTTCTCCTATGCGAACAGCTTCACCCCTTTCGTAAGCCGAAACAAGCCGTGCAGGGTCGGCGTCAACTGCCCGTTCTCGTCAACGTATGCGACCGGCTGACTGTACGTGACGTCCGGTACGATGCGCCCTGCGAGTGCCTGCCAGAAGGTGAGCGCGATAGACTCGATAGCTTCTTCGCGCGTCACGCTCGCATCTTCACTCTGCATGCGCGCAATCATCGAGTCGCGTAATCCCTGCCACTCGATGCGCTGTTCGTCGTCTGTCATACGCGTGTACAACCGCAGATATAGCCTACGCCGCTGTCATCGCGTATCTTCTCTTTGCACGTCATGCACACGCCGCGATAGATGAACTCGCGCACGCCTTCCGCAGAGTCGTTGTGAAACGCGCCGCTAGTTACCCGCGCAGCAGCATGTGCAGTACGCAGCATGTACAGCAGTTCGCCGTGCGACACTTCGAACGATTCGCCGTCAATCGTGATCAATAGATCGGTTACGGCCGCTCCCTGCACCTCGTACGATTCGCGCGTCTTTTGCCATTCTTCCGTATCAATGTGCAGGTTGACGTGCGTGTAGTGATCGACGCGGATCGGCTTCGGTGCGCGTGCATGTACGCCGTGTTTGAGCAACAACGCTTCGAGTTCTTGCCATGCAGGTTGATTGCCCCATCCCTTCGCGTATTCGATAACCGCATCGAGCGCGGCATACGCAGCGTCGCGTTGCTTCTCTGCGAGTCGCATGTTCTCACCGGTCACTTCGAGCGCTGCATTCGCGGCGTCGCGTTGCTTCTCTGCTGTGTCGCCGCGCAACGTCCAACCGTCGTACATACCGTTAAGGTACGGCCGGTCGCCGTAAGTTTCTCCGACTCGCAAGCCGCGCATGTACTCCGGGTTCGTATCCAGTTCAACACCCAAGCTACGGGCGCGCGCAACGTATGCAGCTTCGAATGCGTCGCGGTCGATATCGTTCGTCATGACGTGTACTCCTTTAGTTGGTGAGATTAGATATTACTTCTTTTCCGCGTTACCGTCCATCCACGCCTTATACTGCGCGGTCGCTTCATCCGGCGTCAACGTAAGTACGGTAGGTGCGTTCTGGATCGCGCTTCCATCCGGGTTCTGCAATACGACAGTCTGCTTAAAGCCGCCTAGCATCTGCCCTGCCTTCGTGAGCGCGTCGGACTGATCGCGTAGCTGAATGTCGAGCCCGTCTTTCGTTACCTTGATGCGCTTGATTAGGCGGCGTTCTTCCGGCGTCAGTTGCGTAGTGTCCGCAATGAACAGGTCCGCATGCCCTTCACCCATGCAGTGCGGACACGCCGGGTTAGGCGCAGCGTTGAATGCGAACCCGTAGCCGCCTTCGTCAGTCGGCGGTTTGCGCGCCCGCTTCTTTGGTCCGCGCGCAGCTTTGCGTTCCATTTCGGCTTCGTCGTGAATCCGCACAGCTTCGTTGAACTCGTTCTGATCCTTCCACTGATACGCGAAGTTCACGCCGTAGCAGTAACGACAGTTCAGCCGACGATGCTGCACGATGCGCCCAGGGTCCGCGAAAGCAACCCGTAAGAATTCGTTCGTCACGTCCGCAACGTTCTTTATCGAGCGTTCGGCCGCTTCGTCACGCCTGCGTTTAATTTCCGCTGCGATGCCTGGTTCCCTTGCGAGTTCGAACGCCCGACGATTGACCGTCCGCTCCAACATTCGCGAACAATCATAATTTTGTCGATACGCATCGCTCAATGTCACGCCTTCAACAACAGCGTCAACAAAATTTTGCTGCCTTGCCGTAATAGTCATCTGTCACGCTCCGTAAAATTATTGCTTCTTTACCACTTTGCCCGACGAAAGTGGTAAAGGTCGAAACCCTTACTGGACGGGGCTTCCAACTACATTCTTTATTTCTTTTACCACTTTCAAGAAAAAAAGTAATAAGAAGTGGTAAGCCTCTAAGCCTTATCCAGTAAGGGTTTCGGCGATTCTTACCACTTTTACCACTTTGTCGCTTAGAAGTTCCTTCAACTTCGACCAAAACTTCATCAGAATTATTTGCGCACATTCCCTTATAAAACCTTGCTGCGAGACCCGGTAAAAGTGGTAAGTGGTAAAAGGGAAAGGTGCGCAACCCCTCTACCGTCGATGTTTGGCATCTGCTTCGTACGCAGAAACCGCGACAAAGCTATGGATGAGCCCGGATCGCTGCCATCTTCAGCGCACCAACGATGCCATGATGCCGTAACGTCTTTAAATTTTGTCCATACGCACGGTTGCCGCGTGCAGCATGTTCTAAACCACAGTTCATAATTTTCCATGTTCATTTTAGAAATACCCCGTTGATGAACGAACCCTGATCATTAGTTCCTAGCGCCAACAGCCAACGAACCAATGATGATTTACTTCCTTGCTCACCATCACCAACGTAACTAACCCATGATTCCCACAATTCAGCCTTGCGCACGATCTTGCAACGATTGAAGCGGACGTTCTCACGAAACCACGCCGCGTATTGTTCTTCGATCATTGCGCACCCCCGAACGTAATTTCTGCCGCTGACTTTAATCTCACGCCAACCCAACAACGCCCCTTGATGCCGTTCTTATGCTGATCGCGCATGAAGCCCGGTCGCCCCGTCACCTTCCGCGTGAGCGCCGTTGATGTTCCGATGAAGCGCATCATGCCTTTGGGCGTTGCGTACTGTTGCCACGACATGAACAGGTCCGCCGCGCTCACCGCGTACGAAGGATCGAATTCAAGCCGCGTATCAATCCACTCTTTCAACAAGTCCATATCTTCGCGATATTCTTCGCGGGCCGTCAGCACATGCGACGGCGGACACAGGCCGATGCGTTGATATTCAATTGCTCCTTCAACAAGCCAGTTCAGCACGCCGGACATTTCCGCAGTAATCTTTGCTGCACGGTCCGTATCTTCCTTGATGTTCGGGTCTTTCTTGAAATTGCGCTCGAACGGAATGAGCATGATGCGCCGCCATATCCCTTCGTCGTCACCCTTGATGATCGGTCGATGGTTGACGGACATAATGCCAACGAAGCGCGGACGATATTCGATGGACGTTTTTCCCTGCACGCCCCGCGCAACGATAGTGTCATCGCCCGTCAGGGACTTCACGATTGCTTCGCGAAGGTGCGCGCTTTCGTCCACTTCAGAAATAGTCAGCATGCGCGCCGTACGAAGCCGTAGCAAGTCTTCACGCGGGCCGCCGCCGTTCGAGCGCGCAGCACCATCTACCGCCGTGAACGTGTCGGACGCTGCTGTTTTTGCGTATTCGCCCAACGTACGGGCAATGGCGTTAATGATGGTTGATTTACCGTTGGCCCCATGACCGTACGGAATAACAAGTATGGATTCCTTCGGGTTGCCCAACAGCGTATATCCCATCAGGCGTTTGAAGAACATCACCATATCCATATTATCGAAGAAGGCTTCACGCACGGTCTGTTTGAACCACGGGCAATCAACGCCCGGCAGATAGTCAACGCGAACATACTGCGTAATGCGCGCGTTGCGGTCCGGTGGCAACCATGCGCCAGAACGCAAGTCGATAATGCCGTTCGGTGCGCCCATGAGTGCCGGGTCCGCATCGAGCACAGCGGCGCGGGCGAATACAAGCGGGTCGGACTGCGCGAGCGTCACCATGTTATGCACCATCGCTTTCTTCTGGCTATCGCGCGCCCATCCCATCAACGTTCCGCGAACATCTTCGTTTTCTTCGTCGCGTGCTTCCTTGTAGATCGCACGAACGGATTCACTGGCAAGGTACGCCACTGCGCGAGCGCTGATAGCCGTCCACCGCGTATCGTCCCATCGATACCATTGTTCGGTCTCGTCAACGAACATAAGGTTTCGGCCGTATGTGTCCATCATGCGCGCGATGTTGCCGAATTCGGTCAACTCGCGATGTTGCCCAGGCGCGATAGCGTCACGCTCAGGCATCAGGATTGCGCGGCACCACGGCAAACGCTTCTTCACCTGAATTTCTTCGAAGCGCCGGTACAGGTCATGCGCGAGCGATTCGGCAAGATCGGCCGTCAGACGCGGGTCCGCACGCGCGATTAACGCCGCCGTTTCGAGTTCCGTAGAATCCGCAGCAGACTGGAAGGCGCTCCGGTGTTGATCAATGCACGCCTTGCGCGACGGGTCAGCGGTCGTGACGGTGATGAGGGACGGCGTAGCAGGATCGGACGCGGCTGTTCCCTGCGACGCTGCCAACGTTCCATTGCTACTTGCAAGTCCGGCTTCGCCGGTTGTTTGTCGCTGTCCGTACACGTCGCGTTGTTCAGCATGCGCCACTCTGAACTGGCGAAGTATCGAATAACGTATGTAAGTATCTTGCCCACGGCGGGATTCCCATTTATCGCGATAGAGTTTAGACAGGCGCATGATGCGTTCAGTGCGAATAGCATCGCGCCCCGTCCAGAACGACAGAATGCCGATCAACGCGTAATCCATATCAGATTGTCCGGCGTAGCATCGGCGTAGCACTTCCATGTTGCCGTCGAACAGGTCGGAGAATGTCGCGTGGTTCGATGGTTGACCGGTGAACACTGCGGCGGCGTCCAGACGTTCAGCACGGCGCATGCGTGCAATCAGTTCGGCATCGTCGGCGGGACCGTTCCAAGCTGCGCACGGCTTGTCGAATTCGATATCGAGAACTTCACCAGGCATCGCCTGCGGCGGGAAATAGTTCTCAACAAGCCATTGCACTTGCGGCGTAAAGTCGAGTTCGATATTGCCGAAGAACTGGCCTGACAGACCGAACGCGATACCGCGCATGTCCGTATAGAATTCCATGTTCGCGCGATGAACGTCCTTGCGCCGATGTTCGGGAACAGTGCCGCGCCCGAACAGGTGTAGACCCGTGCCGGACGATGACCATTCCCATGCGCAACCTGTGAAGCCTGCCGTGAGTTGTTGCGCGAGCGGCGAAAGCTGGCCGTTCGACAAACACTTATCAATGTCGAAAAACCAGTATCCCGTATCACGCGTTAGCCAGAAGCCTAGCGTATAGGCGTAACCATCGTTGAGAGTGCGCAGACGATGCAGCGTTGCGCGAGCGGCGGCGAATGTTTGCCAGTTTGAAGAATCCGATGCGTCCATACGAAACTTCGAACCATCGGGATAGCACGGCACTTTTTGAAACTTGTTTTCTTCGGCGTCCCATGTAAGACGCCAAACAAACCATTGGGGAATGTCGAGCATTCCGCCAAGTGCGGTTATTGTGTCCATTTATTGCCTATTACGTAAAACAGGCCGCATCGATGCGGCCTGTAGTTATTTGTACTCGCGGTCGAGACCCCTGTACGCCCCGATACTACTCAACCCTAGCGACACGGGCGAATCCTTATCATACAGGAAGGCGATTCCGTTCCAGTACCAGTTGCGATCTGCTTCCGTACCGTTAGGAAACCTTACGTGATAGAAGCCGTGGCGCTCAGGCGCACCCGCCGACGACGGTATCCACACAGTAACGCGCGGTTCGGTCATTTCCTGCAATGTTGCTTCGCCGTCGTAAATATCGTGAAGTGCGCCGCAATCGCAGCGATGCGTCAAATGTTCGAAGCGATGCGCAAGCACGTAAAGCGTGAACGTGTGGCGCGCGCCGCAACACACGCAGTTATAGCCTGTTGAACTCGACATGTGATAGTTCCGTTAGTAGTTGGTCGATGGGTTCGCCACGCTCCAATGCTTCGCGAACGCGGCGAATGACAGATTCCCGACCGAACATAAAACCGCGTTCATACGCACGGTCCGCCGTCGAGTCGGGATTTTGCGAAGGCAGTTTAGACTGCATAGCGATAGTGCGTTACGCGAGACCACGCCATGATGTCTTCAGCCTTCGTAGGTCCGCGTTCGCCGTACGCGCCGCGATGGTAAATCATCGCGGCGCGGTTAACCGGGCAATGTGAGCCCGACGTGTGTTCGATCCACGCTTGCGGTGCAGGCATGCCGGGCGGCGCAACCTGCGCATCACACAACACTGCTTCGGCCTGCGCGAGTGTGCAACGCGCGACGAACATTTTCCAAGCGATATTAAGTTCGTCGCGCGTCATGATCCCACCACACGATACGCGACGACATGGGCGGACCAATCAACGTCGTCCGCGAGTACGTTAGAAGCGATGCGGCCGTTATCGAAGCGCACGTCAACGCGAGACACACCCCGAACGTAGAGCGGCAACGATTCGCCGTTAATGTGATCGCGCCATCTGTACCGATTTGATGCAGCGACGGCAAGCCGCCATTCCTTCACGTCTTCCCACGCCAACGCGGACGGCAACGAGTACTTTCTATGTACGCCATTGACCAAGATCACGTCCACATAATCAGAGTCGCTCAACGCAGCGGGACGTTGGCCGTCGATCACCGCGAAGTAACCCGGCGTCGTCACCGGAGCGGGCTTCGACACTGGCGCGCCCTGCGTGCCGAGCAGTTGCGCAATTGCCTTGCGCATGTTTTCTTCGAGAATGGCGACAACGATCTCATCGACCGACATTCCGTTGTCGCGCAATTCGACAATGCGGTGAACGTCGTTGCGTACCGCTTCAATTGCTTCGTTCATTTCTAATCCTTTGGAAGTTTCGCGTTACCGTAACGCGGGTAATACCAGGCGAATTCGGGGCGCTTGCCGCCTGCGCATCGTTGCCACTTCGACCAACCGGGCAAACCTTCACGACGGGAACGTTCAAACCACACTCCATCGGCACGCATCGCGCACTGACGTTTGCCTAGGTTCCCAATCGCGAAGATTTTGTTCACGGTGCGGGCGCGATGACGACGCGTGCAACCGGGTCCGCAAGCTGCGTGTTCATTTCATCGAAGCACGCCGACGCGAATTCGAATGCCGTATCGCGTGAATCGAACTCGAACAGTGAACGCAGACCGAATTTCGTCACTACCTTTACATGGAATTTCACGGGCGGTACTCCACGGTAACGGGCGTGATGCGCCAGTTGTTGCGAATGTGCGGTTCAACGTGGTTGAAGCCCCAACGAACCACGGCGATAGCTTCGGCGCGCGACGGATAGCCGTAGCGCATCACGGTCTTACCGTCGAAGATCACATGCCACGGTCCGCCAGGCGGCTTACCCGCTGCACGGCGACGCTCGCGGGTAAGCCGCCGTGCGAGTTTGTGGATACGTGCTTTTGCCGCGCCGTCGAAGTCGAGAAAGCCCGGTGAAGCAGTTACCTGTGTACCTTCGATCTTGAACCGCACGGGCTGATCGTTGACCGTAACGGTTCCCGATGCTTCGAACGGAAAATCGACGCCCTTCATTCCGCGTTCGTCGCCGTACACCAGCTTGTTGCGCGTCGCTACGTCCGCAGCAGTGAACCCGGCGCGATGTAAGAGCCCTGCCAAGCGAAGCGACTTATTCGTAACCGCATCGCCTTGCGCGATCATTTCCGCAGTGCGTTGGTCGGACCACGGCATGGGCTTCGGCTTGCCGCAGTATTGACATTGCGATTCGCCGTTTATGCCGTGCGGGCGATACGAACAGGATGCGCCGGACGCTGCGCACTCGTCGGGGATAGCGGGCATCATGGCGGCGTCGCGCGGATTGTTGAACGCGGCATCTTGAGACACTTGCAGGCCAGATTCAAGCCGCGCTTTCATCGCGTTAAGCGCCGCTTCGTATCCGCCGACGTTGGCGACGAGTTCGTTACCGTGTTCCACGTCGTAGCGACGGCCGTTAGGTGTGATCTTGAAACCGTGCTGCGTTGCGAATTCCTTCGCGCGTTGGCTAGGCGTTGTCATATAAGCCCCTTGTTCGTTTGATGATGAACCCAAGTATCGCGACGATTGCGGCGAACTCTAAAATGAATGTTAGCACGATATTATCTTTTCGCAATACAGGGACGAAAAAATACCCGTGATTCACACGGGTACAGAATTCAGGCGCGCAGTTCTTTCGGGATGCGCACGCCGGTAACGCCGAGTTCGAGCCCTTCCTTAACCAGCTTCTTATGCTTGGCGTCAACGGCGGCTTGCAGGATCGCGGCGCGCAGCGTGGCGCGGCCTTTGAAGTACACGCCGACGCAACCGGGCGTTACCCCTGCTTCTTCTGCGACAGCCGTGCGCGTGGCGTCCTTGATGCTTGTACGTTTCGCGACTTTGAAGGCCGCATCTAGAATCAGTTTCTTCCGGGTTTCCGGTTCCATCCGTACGTGTGCCATCGTTATTCCTCATCAGTGGTATTAGGTGTGGGCGATAATATCACCACTTCACACGGCACGCAACGCCAACCGCGTTCTTTCCACCATCCCCACGTATGGAAACGGTCGTCATCGCCACGCGTACCGACAACCGCGTATTGCGCCGCGCCCCGCGTGGACGACAGTGATTTAAAGTCAATCAGGCCGTTAGGCGCTATGAGAATGAATGTTTGCATCACAATGAACCCTCACCCGTGGCGAACGCTGCATCCCCGCCGTAACTGTTGACAAGATCGATAAAAGTTTTCTGCGCCGCCGCATGTTTATCGGCCGGTCGCAGCGTCCACGTTTCTTTCTTGCACTCGCGCGCGACGAACACGCCGACGACGGAACCAATCATTTCAGACGTGATCACTTTGCGCCGGATGCCGATAAGATCGCTCGATTTGATACGGTCGTTCATCTGCTGCGAATCGTTGGCGAGACCGTACCGAACGTAGCCGCCTTCGTCCGTCTTGAACGCGCCGACGTTGTTGCGCCATAGGATAATATCCTTCTTCGCAGCTTCGAGCCGTATCAACGATTGCTGACGCGATTCGCTGCCGGGTTCCCCTGCGGCTTCAGGGTCGTTCATGGCGGCACGCCCGGCGATGCCCAGCAACCCTTCGAGTTCAGCGAGCGCGGCGGCCGGTACGCCGTTACGTGCGCCCCACATGCGTATCAGGGACATTGGGCGCGCTCCGAATGTTGTTTGCGCAGCAGTTCGAAGGTAACGCTATCGCCCTTCTGAAAGTACGTGCCGCCGCCTATCGGTTGCCAGTCCGTTTGACGGATACGCATAGCAGCTTCGAACGCGGCAAGATGCGATGAAAACTTAGCGCTTACGCCGTCGATTTCTATCGTAACGTCAACTATGCAAAAGCTCATTTCGCACCCCGACGCGACTTGCGGCGTGCTGCACGGTTGCCCTGCTTCGGGTTGCTGTACTGCAAATCGATTGCGCATTTAAGCGCTTCGCGTTCGACAATCTCGCGTTGTTCCGGCGTGAGCATCGCAGTAAGTTCGGCTTGCACTGCCTGCTTTTGCTCGAACGGCCAATCCTGCCGAACGATTGCTTCGGTGCGCGCAAGGTACTCGCGCGTGATGGGCGACATTGCTTCAATCGCCTGTTTTGCTTTGAGCGTTGACATACAGACCCCTTAGAAGGTTAAGACGATGCCGCGTTCGGCCATCTGTTTAGATATTTTCTCACGAAGTATAGCCGCATCGCCGCTGCCCAGGGCAAGCGCCTGTAAAACGTCGATGCCGAACAGCAGATAGAAGCGCTTGTAATTGACTTCGTTCGATACGTCGGGATAGCTGCCCGCCCATAGCTCGATCACCTTGCGTAAGGCGTGCTGTTCGATCTTCCGCGCCTGATGCCGCTTGCGTACGACGTGATGTAACTTTGGATCGGACGGCAACACGGGCGGCGCATCGGCGTTCACCAGTTCGATATCACCACGCACGCGGGCTAGATATTCGTCCGACAGCAGATAGATATCCCCGTCCACTTCATTAACGCCGCCGCGCTCGATGGTTTCCGGCGCGTGTCCGCAGTACGGGCAAGCCGTGTAATACCGTTCGTACGGTTTGAAGCATGACGTGCAACCACGCAGCGGGATTTCGTCTCCTGCCTTGCGCGACTTCGTACCGCGACCGTCGAACTTCCACACGCGCGCCTTATCGGGCGGCCCTTCGAAACGATGGAAGTTACCCGCATGGTCGAACACGCGTCCGCGCGGCTTCGATGACTTGGCGATAATATCCAGACGCGTTGCGGGGCTCAACGTATCCCATATGTCTTGCTGAAAGTCGGTGATGAGCAGACGCAGCACGCGGCCGAACTGCTGACAGTAGACAACGAAGGATTCGGTTGTGCGCGCCATGCTTACGCCTGCGACGTTCGGCAAGTCGAATCCTTCACCGACGAGATCGACGTTAATCAGATTCCAGACCGTGCCCGCTTCGAGCCCTTGTAACGCATCGTCGCGTTCATCGTCGGTCGATTCGCTGCTGATCACGCGCGCCGGTACGCCCGCCGCCGTGAACGCTTCGAGCAGGCGTGCGGCATGATCGAGATCAACGGCGAATGTGATCCATCGCAGACCCCATGCCTTCGAACAATAGGTATTAACCACGTCGCCAACGATGGACTTCGAGCGCTTCACGGCTTCTGATAGCTGGCGTTGGTTCAGGTCGCCCGTGGTGGAACTGACTTCCACGCCGCTTAGGTCAAGATCGGACGGGGCGATAGTTTCGATCCAGTAATCGAGCAAGTACCCGTTGTCGATCAACCATCGCATCGGCGGGCCTTCGATCATCGCATCGCACATGCCGTCAGTCCACGACGATAAGCCTTTGCCGTCCGGTCGTTCCGGCGTTGCGGTGAAGAATACGCCGCGCTTTAGCGACTTGAAACGGGCAATCGCCTTGCCCCACTTGTTGCCGCGCAAGAAGTGGTGCCCTTCGTCCCCGATGACGTTTTCCACGCGCTCGAAATAGCCGTCAGCATCGGCGCGTGTCGCAAGCGTGTCAACCGATGCAATCGACCATGCCGCCGTAGGGTTGTACGTGGTGCGGCCTAGCCGCTTCATGTGTCGGCGTATAATTATGTCTCGCGTTTTCTTCGGGGCGATAATATTGTGCGGTATGCCCGCCTTCGCCCATTGTGTAGAAAGCTGTCCGACGAGTTCGCGGCGGTGTGCGATTGCCACGCCTGCGCCGTCCACGTCACTTGCGACAGACTGCGCCGTTACCGTCTTGCCGCTGCCCGTGGCGCTTACCGCCATTACAATCCTTGCTCCTTTACCCCATGCGTCGAAAACACCATCTTTGATCTGCTGTTGGTAGGTTCTAAGTTTCGTCACGTCGCTTACCTGTTTGTCAAAAGTTCGCCGGATTGAATAATACCGCTTGCGCAACCGTTCGTCAGTAGATATTATCTCAACCGTTGCACCCAACAACTCAACCCGCAAGGATCGAAACAATGTCTGCATTTCTCGTTTTTCAGTTCCCCATCGACGCTACCTTCGAACAGGTTAGCGAAGCCGTTGCGATTCACTTCGGCGGTGAGCCCGTCAATCTGTCAACCGGCGACAGCGCACCGATGCGCGATCCGTCCGCCGTATTTACCGGCACGGCGGCATTGAGCATCAGCAGCGGCGCAGACGTGAACGCCGCTCATCCGACCGTCGAACTCGATGTTCACGGTTATCCGTGGGATGATCGCATCCACAGTTCGAGCAAGTCGAAGAACGCCGATGGTAGCTGGCGCGGCCGCAAGGGTGTTCCGCCGCCGACGATCACCAAGGTTAAGGCCGAACTCGCATCAAAGGGCTTCGGTAAATCGCTCCCGCCCGCGAGCGTCGCCGCCGCAGCGAGCGCGCCGACAGCCGAACAGGCGAATCTTAACAACAACGACGAAGCCGCCCGTGTTGCGCGCATCGAACACGCTCGCAACGTCGCGTTCAGCAAGTGCGGTGCGCAACCGTGCAGCGATGACGTGTTCGGCAAGCTGCAACGCGGTCAACTCGTCACGGTTGAACCGCACGTAGCGAACTGGTTCACGGCGTGGCAACAGGAATTCAACGCGGCATACGCGGCATACGCTCGCGAAACGCTCGCTGAAAATCCGTCCGTAGCGATGGGCTTGCAGGCGATCAACCCCGACGCGTCGAGCAACGCCGCCGTGCAGATTAGCGGCAATGCGCAAGCGGAACAACCCGCTGCGGCCGCTCCGAACGCCGACACGTTCGCGGGCTTCGCGGCGAAGTACGGTCCGCATCTGGCGTCGCCTGCGCTTGCCGAAGTGTTGGGGACGTTGGGCGTGCAGGGTGGCTTTGCAGGGCTCGCAACTCAGGAACCGATGATTCCGGCAGTGCGCGCGTTGCTGGCGGCTAAGGGCATCGCCTGATCATGTCGAACACGTCGCCGTACGCGCTTCGTTTCTCACAAGCCGCAAAATGGGTTCGCTGCACGGCCTATACGCGTATGGTGCGGGACGCGCCGGAACTTGGCGATGTTACCGTGCGTGAGGAAGGAACCGCGTTCCATTGGGCGGCGTTGATGGTGTGGTTAGGTCATACCGTCAACGTCGGAACGATTGCGCCAAACAAGGTTGCGATTGATGACGATATGCTCGACGGCATCGACGCTTACTTGGATCGCATTCGCACATGGGGCGGCACGCCACGGCTTGAATTTCCGGTTGCCGCGCCGCGTATTCATCCCATGTGCGGCGGGACGGTCGATGTTTGGTCGTTCGACGTGTACAAACAGGTGTTGCACGTAGGCGATGCGAAGTACGGTTATCGTGCGGTGAGCGCTTATGAGAACTGGCAACTTCTCTGCGGCGCGTCCGGCTTGCTCGATCACCTGGGCGTTGTTGATGATCGACACATAACGGTTGAAATGAGCATCTTCCAACCGCGTCTGTATCGCAGCGGCGGCCCTTGGGATAAGTGGACGGTTAGGGCGTCTGACTTGCGCGCGTATTTCAATACGTTGCGTAACGCCGCAGAGCAGGCAATGTCGGACCGTACCATGTGTCAAACCGGGCCTTGGTGTAACGATTGTGCCGGTCGGCTTAACTGCGATGCGTTCCACGAAGCTGTAGAAAACGCGTTGGACGTTGCAAGTGAGCCCATCGACAACGACGTTACGGCGCAGCGTACGAACGACGAACTGTTACGCGTTGAGCGCGCACTGGATATTCTCGATGCCCGACGTTCGGCACTCGAAGCGCGCGCCGAAATGTTCATGCGTGACGGTAAGCAGTTGCGGCATTACAACCTTGAATCGGGGCGTTCACGCCTGCATTGGAAGGAGGGTATGGTAGATGCCCTAAAAGGTTTGGCGGTAACGAAGCAGATTCCGTTGTTCACTGAAAAGCCGATCACGCCGACTCAGGCGAAGAAGGTTTTAGAGCCCGCATTGGTTGACGCATTGAGCGAACGCCATACGGGAAAACTTAAAGTAGTTCGCGTGTCGCATGAACGCGCCGCGCGTGTTTTCGGAGATATCAGCAATGGCGACTAACAATCCAGGCGTGGAATTCCTTACCCCTGTTGGCCGACTCGTACAAGGTAGCGTGTGGCTTCTCAACGAAACGGACCGTGAAGGTAAGCCACTCGTTACGCAAGACGGCAAGCCGAAGAAGCAATGCTATTTCGCGCTCGCAATCGACAAGCAAAACCCCGAATGGGGTGCGTTTTTCGCGAAGCTGGCGCAAGTCGCACAGGCGGGTTATCCGCAGTTTTTCAACCCGCAAGGCCAGTGCGTGAAGCCCGATTTTGCGTGGAAGGTCGCGGACGGCGACGGCATCGACGCGGACGGCAAGCCGAACAACGCTAAACCCGGATGGGCGGGATGTTGGGTTGTGCGGTTCTCGTCGTCGTTCCTGCCGCGTTGCTTCGAGAAAGGCAAGTACGCGCCGACGCAGCAATTGCAGGATGAGCGCGCGATCAAAACGGGCTTCTTCGTGCGTGTCGGCGGCCTCATGTCTGCGAACATCGGTTCGAAGAAACCGGGCCTGTATCTGAACGCCGATCTTGTCGAACTTAACTTCGTCGGTGAAGAAATTCTTCCGGCAAACATTCGCGATGCGTCGGCGGCGTTGGGTGCGCAGCAATCGACGTACGTCCCGCAAGGTGCAATGCCGGTCGGTTCGCCGGGCGCAGCGATGGGCGGTATGGGCGGCGCAGCGATGGGCGGTATGGGCGGCGCAGCGATGGGCGGTATGGGCGGCGCAGCGATGGGCGGTATGTCGGCTAACGTCGGTTCGCCCGGCGCAGCGATGGGCGGTATGGGCGGCGCAGCGATGGGCGGTATGGGCGGCGTACAGCCGGGTATGGCGGCGCAACCGGGCTCGATGGTTCAGCCTAACCAAGGTTTCGTTGCGGGCGCAATGCAAGCGGCGGGCGTCGGCGGCGCAGCGATGGGCGGGTTTCCGCAACCGGGCGGCATGGGCGGCTTTCCGCAACCGGGCGGCGCAGCACAGCAACCGCAATATCAAATGACGCCGAAGGCGGGCGCTTACACGTTCGATCAATTCTTGCAAAACGGCTTCAGCGTCGAGCAAATCCTTAGCGACGGTTACGCCGTACGCGTGGCGTAAGGTATTATCGTCTGAGTTCCACGGGGCGCACAGTGCGCCCCGTTTTTGTTATAGGGGTCAATCATGCCAATGTCGAACGAAGGGCTTTCCAAACTTATAGAAGAGTGCGGCGAAGTTTTACAAGTCGCGGGCAAGATACAAGGAGCGGGCGGTATTGACGTACGGCATTGGGATGAAGTCGTCGTCAAACAGACATTGCGCGAACGGCTCGAAGATGAAATTGGAGATTTGCTTGCTGCGATAAATTTCGTCGTGGATAAAAACCGGCTGAGTCTATCGAAAATACAAGCGCGGCGTGATTGCAAGTTGGATCAATTCCAGACGTGGGACGCGGAATGAACGCACCTTTCCCATTCAAGCCGACACGCTCGCGCAAAGTCGCGGATACGGAATGCGCACACGGCTACTGGCTGTTGAAGTTCAAGGATATAGCAACAGGCGTAATCGATAGTTTCGCGATATGGCCGGGTTCGCCGCCGCTCGATGTTGCGCGCATTCGGCAAATTCTCGCTACCTGCACAATGATTACGTTTAACGGCAATCATTACGACGTGCCGATGATCTCGTTAGCGTTGAGCGGGGCGGATACGGTCGCATTGAAGCACGCCAACGATATGATAATTCCGGGTAACGGCCTGCCGGGTTTGAAGTCGTGGGATTTCTACCGGCACTTCGGTATCGAGCCGCCCGCGACGATGGATCATATCGATATTATGGAAGTCGCGCCGGGCGTGCGCATCAGCCTTAAAACGTACATGGGCGCGGTGCATTCGATGAAGATGCAGGATTTACCGTTCGACCCGAAGCACGTATTCACGCCCTTTGATCGCGTCGAAACCGCCGTGTATTGTGAGAACGATCTACAGGGGACGATAGACCTATACCTTGCAATCGAAGATCGCGTAAGACTTCGCGAAGCCCTGAACGAACAATACAAGCCGTTCGATGACTGGTTCGATGCGCGAAGCAAGTCCGACGCGCAGATTGCCGAAGCCGTGTTCAAAGCGAAGGTTCGCCCGGCGAAGCCGCAACCGCGCTTCATTCCACACGGCTATCAGTTCTATTATCGAGCGCCGCCGTTCATTCAGTTCCGTTCGCCTGAGTTGCAAGCGATCCTGCATACGGTACAGACGCACCCGTTCATGGTGAGCGACAAGGATCAATTACCGAAGGATCAACGCGCGAGCGTGATCGAAGGTGAAGAATTAGATGAAGAATACGACGGCACGAAGATAAAAACCGGCGTCGTCATCCCCCAGGCAATCAAGGATATCCGTTACAAGCGCGGCGTATCAATGTATAAGTTCGGCATGGGCGGCTTGCACTCGCAAGAAAAGGGCGTTCATTGGCATAGCGTACCGGACAAGTTTGAAGTTGAAGATGACGACGTTGAATCATATTATCCGTCGTTGATTCTCATGATGAAAATGTTCCCCGAAGCAATCGGGGTCGCGTTCCTCATGATCTACCGCGAGATTTACGATACGCGCGTCGAAGCAAAGCACAAGGCCGCAGCGTGCAAGAAAGCAGGGGATACCGAAGGTGCGAAGCATTGGAAAACAATTGCTGACGGCCTGAAGATTGTCTTGAACGGCACGTTCGGCAAGTTGGGCTCGAAGTATTCGATCCTGTTCGCGCCGGAACAAATGATCCAAGTCACGCTAACCGGACAGCTTGCGTTGCTGATGCTCATCGAAGACTTGGAAGATCACGGGATACCCGTCGTATCGGCCAACACTGACGGCATCGTAACGCGCGTGCCGGACGGCTTGCAGTGGTTGAAGAACAATATTATTTCTGACTGGCAGACGCGTACGGGTCTGAAAACTGAGCGGACGAATTACGCCGCGATCTACATGCAGTCGGTGAACAGCTACGTCGCGTTCAAGAAAGACGGCGAAGTTAAAACAAAGGGCTTCTTCGCAGAGCCGGGCGTGAGCAACACGACGAAAGTTCCTGCACGCGCCATCTGCGCCGACGCGGCAATTGCATTTCTGAAAGACGGCACGCCGATAACCCGCACAGTGCGCCAGTGCCGCGACGTTCGCCGGTTCGTCACGGTCCGAAACGTGAAGGGCGGCGCGGTTAAATACGCATGGTCGGACGTGCAACGCATGATGCGCGGAACCGAACTCGAAGCGTTCGAGCAGGAACCGGAAGTACGCACGTACCTTGGAAAAGTCGTTCGGTACGTGTACGCGAAAGGTGAAGAATTCGCGATCAACTACAAAGACAACGGGAAGAAGGTAGCCGACAGCGACGGCGCACGCCCTATGATGCAGTTGCCGCCCGATTTCGCCGTGCCGGAATGGATCGACTACGAACGATATGAAGAAGAAACAATTGAAATGTTGCGCAATGTTGGTGTACAGTACGTATAGATAATATCTTTACGGGGTTGCATGATGGAATGGTGGCTACTGGCAATAGCGGGGTCGATACTCGCAGGCGTGTTTCTTGCACTCGCGAGCGTCGCGCCGTTCGCATCGCATCCCGATCTGGACAAAATTCAGCGTCCGATTAACCCGGCGATTTCCGCCGACATTGAAAGAAGGGGTACAGAATGAAACTGCATGAAGAAGTGGAAGTTGCACAGGCCGCGCAAATTCTCGTTGACGTTTGTCACGGCGCATCGGCGCGGGCCGGATGGTGGAAGGATAAAGACGGCTTCGACCTAAAAGCCGTGATCAATAACCCGGTCGGAACATTGGAAAAGTCTTTCTCCGGCGCGCTCGTCGCGCAGAAGCTTTGCCTGGTGCATTCGGAAATATCCGAAGCGATGGAAGGGCATCGCAAAGGCTTGATGGACGACAAATTGCCGACACGCCCCATGATCGAAGTCGAATTGGCCGATGCGTTGATTCGTATCTGCGATCTCGCTGGCGCGCTGCGGCTTGACTTGTCGGGCGCTATCGCGGATAAACTCGCGTTCAACGCCACGCGCGAAGATCACAAGCCGGAAAATCGCCAGAAGGCGGGCGGGAAGGCGTACTAATGGCGTGGGGCGTGGTGTGGTTGCTGTACGCCGGGTTCGTGCTGATCTTCTGGCGCGGACGTTCTGAATAAGACAAGGCCCGCTGCGTGCGGGCCTGTTCGTTACTGCATCTGCGCGGCGTATGCCTTACATGCCGCTAGTTGCCCTTGGACTGTGTTGATTGCAGTCCGTAGGGTGAAATAAGCTGATCGAGCATCGGGAGCAAGTTCGGCGTATCCTGCATCACCAGCGCTGGCGGCTTCGGACACTGTTGCACCTGAAGCACCGGGGATGGTTGCGGCGACGTGGATGCGCAACCCGCAACCATGACCGTTATCGATGCAATCACGTAAAGTCTGAGTTTCATTGTTCGCCTTCTGGATAGTGTTCGCGGCATCGAGCGCCGCCGCTTCTGCGGATTTCTGCAACGCATCGCGCGTTTGTACGGCGTCCGCATAATCCGCCAACAATTGCTTATTGCGCGCGCTTTCCTGATTTGCGTACGACGCTTGCAGCGTGGCGATTTTCTTCGCGTCCACGGCATGCGTGACGTACGCTGTACCGGCGACTAGCAACGCGGCGATGATCGCCAATACGGCAAATTCGATTCCGGTTTTCAGTCCATCAGACATAATTGATATTCCTGATCTCGCCGTAACGGGATGCCACGGCAGTTATTGGACGGGTCGTTACAGTCATGTCCGCCGACGAACGTATATCGTTTGATTTCCTCGCAAGCGTCTTTGCGCTTGCCCGCGTTGAGCAATGCGAGGAACGACGACTTCGCGCATTTCGTCGCACCAAGGTTATATCCGCAGAAGGAAATAACCGCCGCGCGTTGCGGCTTCGACAACGGCACGCGTACCAGTCGTTCAACGTCGCTATCAGCCGCCGCAACGGCTTGCGCATCGAGCCGGTCACATTCGGCCTGCGTCAGCTTTTGATGCGGTTTGATACCGCTCGTCACGCCCATGCACGCAGTCCATTTACCGCCAGAATCCTGATAGGCCGTCAGGCGGTCGCCTTCCTTGTCGTGCAAGAATTGCGTTGCAATGGTAAGGGCCGAAGCCCCTGCCGCGATCAACGCAAGCACCCGTTTGCTAAGTGTCGTCATCTTCGCCTTTTCTCTAAAGCGCGTAACCTGTTTTCATGGTCCGCTAGTTCATTTTTGACCGCGCTTTGGTCCCTCGCCGCGTCCCCGATAGTATACGCGCTGTCCGAATACACGCCCAGGGTGCGCTCGATGTTCGACGTTGAGCCCTTGAGCGTGGAAACGTCCCGCGCCATGACAGCGATTGCCTGCCCTTGATCGCGTTGCGTGCTGTACATGTTGAAGCCGAAGCCGATTACACACGCCGCGATACTGTAAATCGGCGCGATTAACGCAAGCGGTACTTTCAACGTCGCGGGCTTACCATCTTCGGCCGCATTAACTTTAAATTCGGTCATGGTGTGCGCCCCTTTACGCGAATTCAAAAACGGTAACGTAGCCATCCTTCCCTTGACCCCCTGCCTGTGCGGGCGAATTCACATTGGTTTGCGAACCGCCTGCGCCGCCGCACCCGAAGTCGAGCGCGGGCGCGCCGGGCGCGTTAGTCCCGCCAGTCGGACCCATGCGCCCATCGCCGGACGCGCCACCACGGCCGCCAACGCCAACGCCGAAGTTAGGCACATTCCCGTAATCACCTGCGCCGCCGAAAACCGATTTAAGAAACACGCCGCTGCTTACGACAGGTGCAAGGCCGCCTAGTGCCTGTCCTGCGATCATCGGCGGACCAACCGCAACTGACGGTTGAACAGCCGGGCCGCCTGGGCACGTCACATACACAGCCCCGCTGCCGAACGTTGTATCGCCGCCCGCAATGCTTGGGTTAAGTCCGGCAGGGCCGCCCAAACCGCCCAAACCGATAACAACCGGAACGCCCGTGAACACCTGATTCACGAACATTGCTTCGGCGTACGATCCACCTGTGCCGCCTACCGCTGCCGCGACGTTTGACGGTCCGGTTGACGGGCAACCCGGCGCACCACTGCCCGCACCCAACGAATGAACGATAGTTCGCGTTACCGCGCCGATGGAAGTAAACGTGTTCGCGCCTACCGTGGTGTACAAGCCGCCGTCCACCGATTTGTACTGAACGCCGCCCGATACCTGATAGCGCGTGATACGCAGCAATCGGCCGGTCGCCTGTTGTAGTTGCATGGCATGCGTTGGGTTCGTTGCGGGCGCGACGTTGAACGTCTGCGCGACGTTGCCGGGGTACGACTTAAGCGAAACCGGCGTAACGATCAATCGCGACGACGTACCCGCAACCACGTCTGCCGCTGCCGCGACAATGCTTGCGATAGGTTGCCAGTTATTATCTGCGCCGGGCACCGACGTATTGCCGTCTACCGTCGAAACGTACGTTTCGAACGTCACGCCCGGCGTTGTGGCGCTATAGCGAACCTGCGCATACTTCGGGTACGCCAGTGCGACGCCGCCGTTATTCGCGGGCGTGATCCACTCAGGGATGCCGACACGCTGCAACGCGCCGATTGCCTGCGTTACGACGAACATCAGATAGTTTTCCGCCGAACGGTCTACCGGCTTAGCGGCGGGGTCCGTAGCAAGATCGCGTTGATAGTCGAATCCCCATCCTTCGGTAAATGAAACACTGCCATCCGGTTGCGTCGCATCAGGTACGGCGGATTGATCGCCGCCGAATGCGAACGGTACGCCAAAGAACTTTTGATCGCTCATATTTTTATGCTCCGAAAATGTTTAACGAATTCTGCGCCAGTTGAGCGCACCATTTGCTGTCATGGTGCCGCCCGTAAAGTTAGCGTTGACAACAAGATACACGTTACCCGCCGAAGCAAGCGTAATCCGTTGACGTGGTACAACTTGCCCTTGCGGTTGCCCTGCCGGAAACGCCAAGTTGAGAAAGCCAAGCGTGCCAAGTCCACCGAGTGTTGCAGATACGGTATTAGTGCCGTACTGAAGCAACGTAGGCGAAGTTCCTGCGGCGGGGACGAATGTCGCCACGCCCCATACTTCATAGTCACCGGCCGCAAGCGGAACGCTCGTAACGTTTGCAGGCGTGCCGGTTGTGAGCGATACCCCTGTTGCCGTTTGCTGCCCGTACTCGCCAACTGAACCGGCCGCCGCATTGTCGTTCGTACCCGTACCCTTGAGTACGACGCCGCCCGTACCTTTGCCGCTCAACGCAAGTTGAATGTTCGTGTCGCTGCCCAATGCTGCCAACGTCGGCGCAACACCCGTGGCGGCGTTTGACGTCTGCACATAATTGACGGCGCTTGCCGCGCCCGCGACGTTCAGAAGCGGAACCGTCGAAGCGTTCAACCACTGCACAAGATTATCGGAGAACTGTTGCTTCACACCTGCCGCTGTTGTCGTTCCGTACGCGGCGATGGACGACGTTTTAACGCTGCCGGGTCCGTACCACTGGAAGCTATGCCCCTTCGCCAGTGCAAGCGCAATGCCCGTGCCGCTCGTACCATCAGAGCCCGTTAGTGACGTGGAACCGAACACAACGCCGATATCGAACTTTGCGTTGTTGTTCTGGAAATTAATACCTGCCGTCGTGCCGTACAGAGTGCCGGGGAAACCGCCGCCCGATGCAAGCTGTATGCCGATGGTCTGATCGTTCGCCTGTGCGTACGGATCGGTTACGGGCGTGGACGACGTGAAATTCATCGTGTCGATTTCGAGACCGTACGCGCCCCCGTTACCGTCCGCCGTCGTATCGCGGAACGCTTCGAGATACGCGCCCCATGCAGCGTTAGCCGCTTGCCCCGTGTTCGCGTTGTTCACGCCCATTCCGGTTGCGGCGATAACCTGCGAACCGCTCGACGGGCGTCCGGCTGTCTGCGCGCCGAAAACTGCGGTCGTCAGTGCGTCGAGCCCTGGGCTATCGTTCAGTGCCGAGAACTGCGAAGTCTGCACGTAGCCATAGGTACGGCCTTTCGCAAGCTGATACGTCGTTAGCCAATCGGCCTGTACAGCCGTGTTGGTCCCATCGTTCAATGCGGCCGGACCGACGAAAAGACGATCACGCACACGATTTACTTTCCCGCCCGCGTTCGCGTAGAACTGCCCGCTAGGGTATTGCTTGAACGTATCGAGAAATGCTTGAACGTTCGTCGGCGTCGCGCCAGTGCCGGTCGGATCATAGCCGACGAGTGCCGCGCCTTTCGTGCGGTCGCTGTTGTTCGACACGGCAGACAGGACATACGACGCCACTGCGGCAAGCGTAGTTTTCGCCCATGCACCCGCTTTGCGGATAGACCATGCTTCAGTCCCGTCAAGCGCGCCGGGCGCGGTCTCGTTATCGGGGTTAAGTTCGCCCGTTGATATGACGAACGTCCGCAGCGATTCGACGGGAATATCGGCCGTTGCGCTAGTAACCACGCCGGTTGCGGTATCCCCGTTCGCGAGCGTGCGTGCGCCCATCGGGTAACTTCCTTGCTTCGCCATTTTTAGTCCTTTGCGAAAATAAATTGCCCGTTCGTATCCAGCAACGGTTCACCGCCTGTATCTAAAATCTGTTCTGACACAGTGCCCGCACCAAACGTGCCGTTCTCGAAGTTGTCGTTGAACGTGCCGAATCCGAAAATCCCTTGCCGCGTTCCAGAAATGAACTTCAGTTCAACGCCTGCCGGACGCGGCAGAATGTCGAAATTTTCCAGAACGAATTGTAATTTGCTGTTTGGCGGGAACAGGTAAACATACGTCATCGTCATGTCTAGCCCGTCCAGAACGTACATTTTCCCATACGGGGAAAGTAGCTCTGCGAGCATGGCGTTAATTTCGGTAACGCTGCATCGGTTGATGAGTCGATAATATCTAAGGCGCAGCAAAATGCGCTTCTGTTCAAGCGTCAACCCTACGCCCGCTTGCGACGAACCGAAGTTGCCGTGATTGAAGTTCACACGCCCATTGGACGCCGGGCCGAAACCGAACTGAGGGCCCTGATTGTCCGGCGCGATGAATTCGAGCGGCAAACCAAGGATGATCGCCCACACGGACAGGCCGAACTCGTTAGCCGTGCGAATGTCGAACACGTCGGCAATCCAGTTCGTCCAGAACGTACTGACGTTCGCTTCATACCAGTCCTGTTTCTGCTGCAACAACGCGGTCATCTTCGGCGCGTTGTTGTCCTGCCATAGCAACGCGCGCAGCAGATTTATAGAAAAGTCGAACTGTTGAATGCGTGTAGTCATGGGATGATCACCGCTTGAACAGAGCTAAGCGTTATCGTCGCTTTCTGATTCAGCGCAACCGCCAGTTCGGTTGTCTGCCACACGGGCGACACGCTGAACAATGCAACTTCCACTTTAGCAACGAACACACCCGGCAACGCGCGGCCGACAGCACCGGAAATATCGAACGGCGAAACCTGCCCGCCGGTGACGAAACCCGGATAGCCGTCGATCTTGCCTTTCGAGTAGTCGAACACAGCTTGCGGTACGGCCGATGCAAGTTCAGCGGTTGACGTACCCTGCCGCAGCGTGACACGCGTCATGACGGGAACAGGTGTCGGACGGTCGAAAAGAACGTGGTATGTCTGCCCGCTGCTAGGGTCAACGATTGGAATGTCGGTTGCACCATTCCAGTTCGCCCCTGCGCTTTTATTCGCGATAAGCGCCGTGGCAATATCGATATCGGCCCCGCCATCGACACACGCCCATACGCTATGCTTTTTGAGAAATATTCCGTCGATGGTCGTATCAACGTCGGTGTAATTCTCGCGAAACGACAACGACGCGACGCCCGGTACGTCGTTAAGGGCCGATACAATCGCTTCAGGCGTTGACATGCCCTGTTCCGCGAGAGTGTCGTTACGCCGGGCTCGTAACGCTTCGTCGCTTTCCTGATCGCGTCCGACGGTCCCCGCAAACGCGTTGCTGATGGTTTCCCATCCAAGTACTTCAGTTGCAATCGACAGGTCGTTTATCGGGCACTCTACAGGCCCGGCAGTTTGGCACTGAAAGTCAACTTCCATTGTTCCGCTTGTCGGCAGTTGCACCGAACGCGTGTTGACGAAAAACGCTTTCGACGTTGCGCCGACAGCCTGCAACTGCCCCGCGAGAAACAGCGCATTCGGCGCACCAGTGATCGTCACGTTAGGAACTACCGTGAACGTCGCGGCTTCGCGCTCGATACCTAACCATGCGCAGATAGCGTCGAGAAATACGCCGCCTGCCTGATTCGGATTGATCATGTTCGCAAGCGCCGCCATCATTTGCGAAACACGCGTACGCGCCGTCGTTTCGGCGGTGATCATCTTGCCTTGCGGCGTGTCGTTCGTGAGCGCAATGTCTGCGCCGTAGGCGGTTTGAAATTCCGTCTGTACCTGCGTGAGAAAGTCCGACGTATCCGCCGTGATAATGCCGGTCGTTTCGATGTAGTTATATGGCGTCGTACTCATAGAACACTCTGAATTGTGGTTGTTCCGTAAATGGTTTGAATGGTCGCGTCGTAATTCAGCGTGTTTTGAACCCGCTTAACGCTGAACGCCGTTACGCTAACCACGCCCGGTACAGCCTTCAACACCTTACGCGCAGACGCTTCGAACGCGACAGGGTTGTATTTCTCGAACGCGGTCGCAGCGGTCGGCACGCCTTCCTGCATGGCGTACTGCATTTCGTACTTCTGCGCCCGCATGGCCGTTACGCAGTTCTGCGCAACGGCGGCCGCGCCGCTCACCATCGCAAGATCGTTGCTTCCGGTAAGGTACATATCGCCCTTATCATCAATCGCAAAACTTTGCGCCATCGCTAGAATCTCCTTAATTGTGCGGCGGCCCGACTTCTCCACCTTGCGGGTCGGTGTGGATATGGGTCGATTGCGTCACGCCGCCGATCACTGCATCAGGCATCACGACAGGGGAACCCGTGAACGTCGCTCCGGTTCCACCGCCCGTCTGATTCATCACGATTGCAGGCGCGGTAACTTCGAACAGGGTCGATGCGGTCGCGCGGATCGTCGGTGCGGTCAAACGAAGTTCGTCGGCATCGAGCGCGATGCGAACCGTACCATCGAGCGATTGCAATACTGCCGCGTCGTCATCTTCCGAAGCAATCGTGTACTTGGCGAACGCATCAGGGATAAAGCGCCCATCGTTGAACGAATGAATCCGAAACGTGTTCGGCGGCGACTCTTTCAACGATTGGACGAACAGCGAAATATCGCGGTCGCTTGCTTCGATCCATCCCAAGTCGCCGGGCTTCAGTGGGAAGTTCAGCACGAAGCCGCCGCCTGCCAACGCGAGAACAGGAACGCTCGCAATCGACGCGCGGCTAACGGTCTGCCCGTTCGTCTTTACCAACGTAACAAGCGGGCGAACAGTTGCACGATTGCGCGCACGGTCGTAACCAATGACGATAGCGGGCAATTGACCGTCCGCCTTCATCATTTGCTTTCGGAATATCGTGCGCAGTGCCCCGCCCGCGCTGTCGTCATCGGCGGGGTTCTTCGAAGGGATGACGGGCGGTGTACTCATGCCTGGGTAAGCGCCGAAGAGTTGTACAGGTCGTATCGTTTCGTCCCTTCCAAAATCGTATAGAAGGGAACGTCACGGCTCGCGATCTGGAAACCATACTGATAAATCGTATAGTCGCCATTAAGTAACGGGTTCATTTTACTATCAAGCGTGAAACCGCCGCCTATTACCGCGCCCGGCGTAAGGAGCGTGACGACACGTACGCCCCATTCAGTCGGTTGCGGTTGCCCGATCATCCCCGTTTGAGCGCTGATAGTATGGTTTTCGTTTTGCAGCGGCTTACCGCGATCCTTGCATACGAGTGTGTTGCCCGTCGTGTACACGTCGTAACTTCCAAGGTTCGAAATGTGTTCGATTTCCTTGATGCGCGAGCCCGTGTAGCTATAGTTGGCAATCTGCTTATCGGTCGCTTCGAAGCGTGGCGTAAGACTCATGCCGGACGCCGCATTTTTAACGATGTTGGAAAGCGGCGTACTCGTCAGATTTTGAGACTGCGCGATAATATCGTATTTGTAAAACTGATTCGCCTTGCTGTTGATGTTCAGCATGATATCGGGCGGTTGCGTTACCGTGCATCCGGTAATGTCACCCTGATACAGCAGAAACAACCCCGTGCTTTCACGCCCGGCGTACAGCGCAACCGACTTGCGCGCCTGATCGTAGTTCCACGGCGTAAGCTGCGTAAGCAACTGATTGCGCAATGCCGCCGACAGGTTCGCAATCTGAATGTTGCATTCGTTTTGCAACGGATTCGCGCGCAGCGTGCCCGCCGCTGCGATGTATGGCGGCTTGTTCGTGTCGCCGGTCTGCGAGTCGATAGTTACCTGAGTCTGTCCGTACGTGAACACGACTTTAAAAATGCGGTCATCGAATAGCATGTCACACCCCGCTTGCGCGAAGCGCCGCAAGTTCGGCCGCGCTCGCGTACAGCAGAATGTGCGACACGCCGAACGATGCGTAGTTAGGCAGTTCGTCGTTAGCCGTGTAGAACGCGAAGTTTCCCCCGATGCCTTCGAGATATTCATACGGCAAGATCGGACGCAGCGGAACGCAGCGCACGCTATCAACGATCTTTACGTTGTTGCGCAACACGGTCGCGTACGTAATGTCGCCAATCGTGCGCAAGGTAATATCATATTTCTGTTGGTCGAGCGTGATCGACAGGGACTGATTGACGAGTTGTTGCAAGGGTACGATTTGCATATTATTTGCTCTTAAAGAATGCCTGCGACGCATCGTACAGAACGGAACTCTGCGGTTGCTGTTCGCCACGCTGCACCGTGCTTTGATCGGTCGGCGTTTCGACTTGCGATGCGGGCAACGCCTGATACTGCACCGTAATAAGGTTCACTTCCCGAAGTCGCAGACTGATTGCGAGCATGCCGAACAGTTCCGGCGACTCGTCATGCGGCATGCCTTCGATCACCATATTTTCGAACGTGTCGGCGTTCGTGCGCACCGTCAGAAAATCGCCCTGCGTGAAGGCATCCTTGATTTGATCGTATGTCGAATCGAAGTCTTGCGCGTTGACGAGAATCCCAAGTTCGATAGACACGGGCAAGACGATGCGATAGTCGGTTACGGGCGAACCATCTTCTAACGGATGATCCATCAGTTTGGACAGCGGACCGACGTTCGCCTTCATCGACTCTGCTGCTTCGAACAGTTGCAAGCCCGTGTCAGGATCGACAATCGCAACAACGTCATACGTGTAGTTCGAATTGAACTGGTTAACCGCGTCGCCGTCGTCCGTAATCGGTTGCAGCGACGCATCAAAGCCCGGAATTGTACTCATGCCATTACCCCGTCGTCGTCCTGATCCTGTGCGCTGCGCAGTTGCGTTTGCAAGTGCGAGCTATAGCCCTTGGCAAGTTCCTTCGGGTCCGTTGCGGCTGTGTGAATGTGCGTGTCGCCCGTCGTGATAGTCGTTGAACGGTTCGCGGTACGGCTGTTCGCGATGACGTTCGAGTTCTGCCCGTTGACGACACTGTTGTTAGCCATGTCAACATGCCCTTGCGCCTTTGCAATCATATCCGCATAGGCTTCGCGCTTCGCCACGTTCGCTTCTGCCGCGCCGGGCCGCTCGTAATACTGCGAATGGATACGCGCCGCTTCTTCCGGCGTCTGCGCACCCTTGAGCCGTTTGCCTGCGCCCTGTTCCTTGCCGCTTGTTAATTCGTAGTTCATGAAGGCAATTTGTTCATCAAGCGTCGATTGTTCGAGCGAATGCCCGGCGTACTTCTCGAAGTCCTTTTTGCGCGAACCTAACCACTGGCCAATGCCTTGCGCGCCGATGCTGTTTTTAGCGCCGGGATCGCCGCCCGATTCCTGTATCAGCGAGCCCGCCATACCGGCCGCCTGTTCGGGAGTCCAACCCATCTTTACGAGTTTGTCGGCAATGTACTTGCCGCGCTCCGTCTGCGACTTCGACATTGCGGCCTTGCGGTCGGCTGATGCTTTCTCGTCGGGTCCGTTGCCCGTGACGGCCGCCCACATGTTTTTAGCGCCATTAACCACGCTGCCGAAGTGCCCCGCTAAATCCTTGAACAGGCCGCGTACTTTTTCGTTCAGCTTGTCCAGTGCCTTGGTCGGCCCCATCGTGAACACGTCAACGAGGAATTGAGACAAGGCGACGAAGTACGACGCCATATCCTTTACGCCCGCGTTCAACAGTTTCAGCGATTCGATAATAAGATCGACGGTCGCGCGCACCACGTCACCGAACCACGGCCATTTCTTCGCGAGTTCGCCAATCAGCGACTTCTGTCCGTTCATGAACGCTTTAACGTCGTCGTACAGAAGCGCGATAGCCGCGACAATCGCAACGATCAACGCCGGACCCGCAAGGATGGGTGCGAGGAACGCCCACACGGCTACAGCCGCGCTTGCGAACGCGGGAACCAGTACGTCGGCGGCAACCACGCCCAAGCCGACGAAAAAGGCCGTAACGAAGTTCTTATGCTCACGAAGAAACAGAACAATCCCTTCGATCTTTTCGAGCAACCACGTAAGCGGCGGAAGCAGCACGCTTGATGTTTCGCGCGCAACCGTGTCAAACACGATGCCGAGTTCTGCGGTCTGATACTTGAACTTCGCGGCGGCTTCGGCCTGCGCCTGCGTGACTACGCCTAACTCCTTCATGCGCGCGATATGTTCATCGAACGCGCGACGCCCCTGCGCCAGCAGCGTGATTGTGCCTTGGTCGAAGCCCAGGCGTTTACCGACGAACTGCTGTTGAACGGCCGATAGCGTGCTGAACTTGTCACTTAGCTTTGACATTGCGCTCAACGGATCGGACACGCCTTTTTTCATGTCGCTCGCGTTCAGCCCCATACGTTGAAGCATGAACCCATCCGGCGTCATCCCGCCCGGCATGCGCGCGAGTTCTACCAGTTTCGAATGCAGCGCTGAAAGCGATTCCGTAGCGCCCGCTGCCGTGCCGCCCGCCGTTACGATAGCGTGTTGCCACGCGCTCATAGCTTCGGTGCTGATCGCGAACGCTGCGGCCTGTTGCTTTAGCTGAAACGTTTGTTCAGCGCTGTTCGTGATCATCGTCTTTACCGCGCCAAGCGCAACGATGCCCGCAAGCGCCGCGCTCGCATTCTTCGCTAGATCGATGAAGGCCGCGCCGACTTTCTTAGCGTTCCGGTCGAGCCCTTCCATTTTCTTTCCCAACTTGTCTGTCAGGTCGTCGCTATCTTTTAGCCCCTTCTTCAGTTTCGAAGTGTCGGCGTCGAATTCGAAGAAGAACGTTTCGAGCAATGAAGGCATGATCTGTTTCTCATGTGATACGGGGCGCACGCCGCGCCCCGTATGGTTTATTTCCGCTGTCTACTTTCTGCGGCTTCTGCGGCTAAGCGCTCGTTGGTGCGCTTGACTGCTATTACTTCCCACATGTCAAGCGCATCTTCCAAACAGTAGACTGTTTGAAGCTCCCTAAGCGTCGCTAATCCTTCTTCGAGAATTGTTGCAATGAATGGGTCAACGTTTCGGTGAGCAACGTTTGGACTTTCTTTGCCAGCGAACCTAGGAAACTTGATGCTTTGCCGTTCCGAAAATACGCGCAGTTCTTTTCGAGCATCGCCATTTCAAGGCGAATCAACGTTTCGAAGTCATCGACGTGGTTATCGATGAGCGCGCGCGTTTTGAGTTGCAGCGGCGTCCCGTTCGGACCCTTGCCGGGCACTGCGACATACGACATAAGCCGCAGCATCAATTCCTCATTGCGACCGTAGTCGCCGAGTTTAGGGATTGCCGAAACGGGATACTGCGTGATGACTTCACGCGCCACGGTCGCGGGCAACTTCGAAATGATGTAAATCACTTCTTCGCCGCCCGGCGTCGTGACCGTGATTTCTTCCGGTTGAATGAGATCGGCCATGATGTTAGTTCATCGATTCGAAGGCGAAAACGTACGGCTTCGTTTTGAAACGCGCCGACGACGAAATTGCGTTCGTCGGTACGTAGTCGGTCGGCACGCCGGACTGGAAATTCTTCGCCGTGCCATCGGGGTAAATCAGCGTCGCGTCGATGGTATCTTGAACCGGACGTTTGCCACGCCCGACGCGGTTCGCGTCGAACAGCAAGTTCAAGTTGATATCGTCGTCCGTATCGGGAATGACGTTGACGGTAAGGCCGATGGGAACAGCCTTGCCCCACGAAATGAGTCGACCATTTAGACCCATTGCCTTATCGCGAATCTGAATGCTAGGCGCGTCAACCGGGTCCGCATCGTCTGCGAATTCGGTGATTGTTAGCCCGTTCGGGAACGTCGTTGATGCAAAGATGGTAAGGACTGTTCCGAAGCCGCCGATATCCATTTTTGATACTCCTTAAGTGTTTGCCCCGCTTCGGCGGGGCATGCGGTTAGATGAGCGTGTGCGAGCCGACGACTTTGCGAATCAGGTCATCTTTGCTGTAAACAAGCGAATACGTCGCCTGCCAACGCGTGATGTTGCCCGCGCCGACGTACGACGACAGTTCCACGTCGTACCAGTAGCCGTTATTTTGCACCTGTTGCCAGGCGTTATCGTCGCCGGTAAGTTCGGTGATGAAAAGTTGTTGATCGACCGTGAGCGGCTTGCCGACGCTGAACGTCCCGTTCAGTTGCGCGGCGGGGATGATTTCTTTCGTCATCTTGCCGAGAACAAGGCCGCGCCCGTTCGTGTTCGCGCTCAACTTCGCCACGGCAAGCTGCAACGACATGAACGACGTGCCTGCGAACGCTTTCAGCCATTGTTCATTCGCGTATACGTTCGAGTCGCGCGGGTCGGTTGCGCCGCCCATCATCACGCCGTCCTGATAGAACGATAGCATCGTTCCGTTGACTTGCGTCTGACCGTAATAGTTGATCGCGAGACCGTCCATAATGCCCGCAACGCCGTCGTCACTCACGCTTGGCGTTTGCCCGTCAAACTGAACGTACATGTAGCCGGTCGTGCCGTTGCGCTGCGTGAAGTCGGTCGCGGCTTCAATGATCATGTCCATCATATCGTGATATTCGGCGGCCTGCGAAGCCTTCGAATAGATGATGACCGTTCCGCCGATACCGCCAAGCGCTGCCGCTGCCGCCTGATAGTTCGTATCGTCTACGCCGTACTCGAACTTGTATTGAACGTTGTACGTTTCGTTCTGCTGCGCGAGTGCTACGGCGTCGCTCAACGCGATAGCGGTCCCGCCGTTCGAAACGAACAGGAACGTACCGAAGTTGTTGTTCTGCTGCACCGACGCAATGAGCGTCGCGACCGGCGTCACTACCGGCGACGCTGCAACGTACGCCGCACCCTGCGTCGTCTGCCAACCAAGTAGCGTCGCGATATCGTTCGCGGGCGTCGTCGTTTCGGGGATGATGCTGATCGATTCAGCCGTCGTCGCTGTCGAACTTCCCGCGAAGTCGAAGCGTGCGCCAACCGGATCGTACGTCACCGTAGCCGTGACGAGTTCGACGGCGGCATTGGCGCGCAGTGCGGTTTGCAGTTCGCTCGCAACGTCAGCGAGCGATGTAGCTGCCGCGAACGAAACGCCCGAAACGCTGACTTCAGTCCCGCCGAACGAAAAATGAATCACGCCTGCCGTTACGGCCTTGATTGCCGTCAGCGTTGCTGCCTTGTTTGCGCCGCCGTAGATGCCTACCGGATTCGCCTCACGCTGCCAACGCGCGAACTGCAAGACTTTTGCGCGACGGGTCAACTTCGAGATAAAGCTGAAATATTTGACGGCGCGTTTGTACTCTTCCGACGACGTACCGAAGTACGCGCCTACGCTGTCCGCATCGGTCGCTTCGATGAGCGCGTCGCTCGAAACCATCGGGTTAGGCGTGAAGATTCGCCCGCAAAACGAACGTGCGGCAATCTGGCTTTGCGCCGCCACGCCCGAAGTAATATCCACATATTTCTTAAAACTGATCGGCATTTTAAATTCTCCTATACGCGAGCAAAAACGGTATTAAAGGTATCAATCGTCGGCGCGGTAAGCGTGACTTCCTTGCGATGCGAAAACACAATTTCGAAAAACGGCACGTTCTCGTTTTGCTCCCGATCATCCACGATGTATTGTGAGTTGATCTGAGTCACGCGCAATAGCCCAACATTCAGCGGGCGCAACGTTTCTATCGTTGCATCGTTTTGCAGGATGAACCGTGCAACGTCGAGTACGTCAGATTCGGTCATTGCATCCGGGTCGGCGGGCGATTGCGGTATCAATGCTTCGATATGATACGTTGATTCCATGCGCTGACCCTGAATGTGCATCATCAGGCCCGTATCCGCGTCATACTTCGATTGCCGCTTCGGATATCCACGCGGTACGCTACCCGCCCAATTAACGTAAATCGTCGGCGTGAGTTCCGCGCCTTGCTGCCGTGGTTGAAACGCTCGCGCGCTCGTCAGACCGGCCGGAACCGGGCGCGTGTTGTACGGGTTCGCGATATACGCCGCGATGCCCGTATCGAGCAACGTCACAAGCTGTATGAGCAGTTGCGATTCATCCATTGTTTGTTGCCCCTGTTGCCGGACCAATCAGCACGCAGACGGCCGTTCCCCAACTGTCCTGTCCCGTCCAATCGATACCGCCGTTCAACTGATAACGGCCGCCGTTCCATTCGATCACGTCGCCGGACTTCGCACGCTGCACCGTCACGATTTCCTGATTCGGCACGAACCACGTAACGTATGTTTTTTGAAAGTCGAGCCCCATTGCGGAATATTTCGTACGATCCACCGCTTGCACGCTGCCACCTTCAATTGTCACTGGCGCGGCGTACGAAGTCAGAAATACGCCGTTCGGTTGCTTCGTGCGTCCGGCGTCCGCGAAATACTGCACTGCTTCAGACGCGATCAACTGAAGCGCGCACCCCAACAAGTTGATGCCTGGTATCATTTTCTAATCACCGTGTAAGTTAGCGTCGCGCGCATGTAGCCCGTAAAGTCGAGCGGATCGTCACTTACGCCCGACAAATCCAACGTTCCCGCTGCTTCTTCCTTCTGCATCTTGTGGCGCAAGTCGATAATGTCACCGTAGCCCGTAATCGTTCCGCCTTCCTTGATGAACTTGCGGATATACACGGTCAACTTCGACAGCGGCGGATTACGCAACGTCGCCAGTGTTTTATCAACGTCGCCACGCGCGACTAGCGCGAGCGCGTTTAATGCCTGTTCGGTGTTCATCTGCCCGGCGACGATCTGTTTCGCGTAATAGCGCAACTGCTTCGACCAATCGCCCTGTTTGTCCGTTATCGTCGGACGCATGAAACTGCGTGCCGGTATGCCGCGCGATGGTGCGCCGAATTCGTGAATTGAAGCGACGTACGCGGTCGGCGTGCCGTTCGGATACTTCGCGCTGCTGAACCATCCAATGCGAACTTGGAAGTCGTCCATATCCTTCACCAACGCATTTAGCTTGATGCGCGTTGGTGCGGGCTTACGGACGACACGCCCCATGATTAGAAGCAACGACCGAAGCCGCCGCCGATGCGTCGGAAACCGCTCAACTCAGGGGCACCGCCGTACACCCATCCACCGGCCGACTTCATCGACAGCAACGCCCACAACATTTGACCGTACGGCGTCGTGTTGAGCCAGTACGACCAACCATCTTTCACGGGCGGCGGTAACGTCGTAATGCTCACCTTATCGATGGTCGCGGAAGTCATCACCATAGGCGCGCCCTTGTTGCCGGATAGAAGCACGCTAGACCACATAAGATGCGCCGTAAGTTGCATCAATGCCAAGTCGAGCGTATCGCCATTCAGGCCCGCGCAATAATCTTCGAGACCCAAGTATTCACCCGCGACCGTGAACCACGTCTGCAACAGCAAATCGGGGTACTTCGTCGCGTCCGCGAATACGGGAAACAACGTTCGAAACTTGGCTGTGTCTAGCGTGTGTTCCATGACGACTCCTTAGCGGCGACGCTTCACTTTCGAATCGGTCATACCCTTGGGCACGGCGACGACGGCTTCTTCGTCTGCGTCCGCGAGTTCCGCCGCCGCGACGTAATCAGAAGGCGTCAACGGCGCGGAGTTGTCACGCTCCGAAGTGTGTTCGCTGACGGCGGCTTCGACTTCCACCTTCTTTTCACGGACAGTGATGAAGCCGTTCTTCTCATGCTGCTGAAACACGACGTTCTGGCGCAAATGCTGAAGCGCTTCGGGCGTGATCGCCGTATATGAGCCAAGCGACGTGACAAGATGCTTGTTCGCCAGGCCCGCATCGCCCTTGATATGAACGTGCCCTTCGATGATGTTCTCACCTTGGGGCGACTTGCGATATACGGGGTATTGTTGGCTGTTCGTCAACGTCGAATAAACGTGTACCGTCTTTTCACCGACAAAAATATCTTTCATGGTCTTGTTCTCTGCAAAGTTAAAAAGGGCGCTAAGTTGCCCTAGCGCCCTTCTATTGTACCGCGCGCCGAATACGCGCCGGGTTTAGATGCCGGTCATGCGATACACAGCGTACGGACGCTTCAGCAGCACGCCTGCCGTTGCGTTCGTATAGCCTTCGACGTAGCCCTTCACCTTCTTTTCGACGCCCAACGTGAACATCTTCGTCGGAACAGCCTGAATGAAGGTGCGGTTGTCGTCCGTGCCGCTGTCCATCACCGCTTCCGCGTAGAAGTACAGAGCAGATGCGCCGCCGTTCGCGTCCGCCAGTTCCGGCGCGGTTTCGAAGCGCGCGTTCGCGTAATTCTTCTGCATGTACTCGTTGACCGAATACCCCAGTTCGGTCGGCGTGCCGAGATAATTCGTGTAGCCGTTCGGCAGACCAATCGTGATCGGATCACGATTCGACTTGATGCGGCCCATCGAATTAACTTCGAGCGCGGTCATACCCTGCCGCAAGTCCGCGATGATTTCAAGCGTGGTTTTCAGCGACCACAACGGCGAACCGGCCGCACCGTTCGCGGCAGTCACGTACGCGGGCAAGTTCGGATCGTTCAGGAAACCGAACGTCCGGCCGCTGCCGTCGTTGTAACCGTAGAACGCGACGCGGTTGCGTTGGATTTCGAGCGCTTCGCCGACTTGCACGCGCTTTTCGTCGGCGGACGCAACTTGCACGCTGCCGCTGCGCGCTTCTTCGAGCGGGGCAACCTGCAAGCCTGCTTCGAATCGGACGATGGTGCGATCTTCGAAATTCAGGTTCCACGACGTGAGCGCGATGTTGCCGCCGTCCGTGTACGGTTGCGCCGTGCCGAGCGGTTCAAGAATCTTCAGAACGACAGATTCATCTTTCCATTCACCGATGGTGGAAAGACCGACGAACTCATCTGCATTGCGAACCGCCGTGATGACGCGCACCAAGCCCGGCAGAAAGTTTTGCAGGAACTGCCACAGACCCGGAATGGAAGGCGGCGTCATGCCCGAAATGGGCGCGGGCGACAGACCGACGTCGTTCGAGTCCATCGCGTGTTGCAGCATTTCGCGGACTTGCTTTCCGTTCATGCCGCGCAAGTGAATGCCGTAACGTTCGAGTTGCTCGTAATGCTGAACGTCTGCCGCGTCCATCACCATTTCCGTAATGGTGCGCGGGTCCAGACGCGAATATTGTGTTGATACAGCACGCATGTTTGTTTCTCCTAAGTCTGAATGATCGATTTATTACGTGAGGCGTTCGCGTGCTGCGAAATTACGGGGTCGTCGGACCGAGTGCGAGCGGGCCGGTCAAGCTGATCGTGCAAAGGCCGTTCGCGGTCGGTTGCGGAAGATCGTTCACCATCGCACCGTGAATCTGCGTCGTGCCTGCCGGAAGTGCCGCACCCGGCGCGACCGATTGCAGAATGCCGGTAGCGTTCGCGAACACGACGTAATCACCGATATGCACGTTCGCGTTGCTCATCTGCGCGATAAACGCGTAGTCGGATTCCACGAATTCAGCTTCGACGTTGTTCGGAAGAACGACGGACGGCGCGAGCGGGCCGCCTGCCGCCGTACCCTTCGACACGTATTGCTTCGGGCTTGCCAGAAGGCCGTAGAACACGCCGGTTCCGCCTGCCGACACTGCGCCGCCCGTATTCGGTTGCGTGAATGCACGGCCAACGACGTTTTGCGTCGGATCGGTTGTCACGATGAAGCCGGGCTTAGCGCGGCGCGAGCCATGCTTGCGCGATTCACCGACGACGCCGAAGCCGTAGTCATATCGCACGGTAGTCTGCAAAGTCATTTTCTCTACTCCTTAGAAGGTATGTCTGATCGCTGCAACGCCGAAACCGGCGCGGCCTGATTTACTTCTTGCCCTGTTCGAACTTCTGAAGGAACGCGGGCTTGTCTTTTGCGTCCATCGCGTGTTGCGCGCCGACGGTCGTCAGGGTGCGTTGCGTCGGCGGGGTGCGACCGTGCATCCACGCCTTCACTGCTGCGACTTCGTGACCCTTGGTGACGGGAATACCCGCTTCCTTCGCGACGTGTTCCGCAACTTCCTGTTCGCCCCAATCCTTGCCGTCCATCACCGAATCGAAATTGCCGATGAAGTGAGAAGCCTGTTCAGCCAGGCGCGCGCCGTTGCGAACGTCCGCGAGTACGTCGCGAGCATCGGTGACGGGTTGCAGCTTCGACGTTGCGGCCTTCACTGCTTTCTGCACTTCCTGCGCGACGATCTTCGCAATGTCCGAAACGTCCATTGCCTTGTCGCCGGGCGTTGCGGCCGCTGCGGCCTTCTTTTTCTTTTCTTCGTCTTCTTCATCCACGACGATAGCTTCGTCGGGAATGTCGGCTTCGGCCGCGCCGGACGCGACGACGCCAATCGACGCGATTTGCTCGATTACCGGTGCGGCCTGTTCGATGAGCGCCGACAGTTGTTCGAGTTCACCAGCGGGCGCGCGTTCGCCTTCGGGCTTGTCCGCTTCGTCCTTCACGAATTGCAGCAGACCGGCGAGAACGTCGGACACGCGCTTGATACGCGGGGTCATTTGAACGGGTTGCTTCTTAGCCATAATCCCATACTCCATAGAATCGGTTATAAAGGTAAATTCTTTTGCGTCCATCACGGCAATATCGGGTCCGCTCCGACCATCATTAACGGACGCTAGATGATTGCCCCGCATCGTGCGCTGAACATAAGTATAAGGCATGCCGTTGTACTCGCCCGGCGCATACTCGAAACGGCAACGATAACCAAGCGACAATTCGCGCTTCGTCTGAATGCGATCTTCATGCGTGGCTGTCCACACCTTCAGATTGCCCTTCATCTGTTTATCTTCAGGGTCGTAATAAATCCGCTCACCGATCACGCCTTCAATCGGTTTTGCTTCGACCGGCGTCAAGTCGTCACCCTGTCCCAACATCACATGATCATCGATCCACGGTAGCAGGCGGAACGAACCCGACTCCACGGCTTCGATAACTTCTTCTTCCGGCCGGAACACGTTGTAAAACGCGTTCGGGTCCGGCGCACCCTTGATGCGTTTGCCGAGATACGGGAACACGCCCACGGCCATAATCGGGTTATCGTCAATTTCCAACCATCCGTTAATGTCGCGCTCGCGCTCGTCCATCGCTACGCCGTCCGCAAGCGCTGCGCCGATGATATGCGACGTTGCTGCGAACAGCGGCGCGGGCAAGCCTGCCGGGTCGAACCAACCGTAGCCCGTGTGTTCGTGATTCAGGCAAACGGGAAACTGTTCGCAGCGTGCAGCGTACGCGCGGAAGTTCTCGTATTGACCGACGATGCGCAACGGCATCAACGGAACGTATCCGGTTTCTTCCATCGTTTCGCGGCGCGCAGCTTCGTCGCTCGACTCGCCTTCTTCGATGCTGCCTGCCGGTAGACCCCATGCGCCGCACGGTCGGCATAGCAACAGCACGCGCCCCTGCGGATTGATGAACACAATGCCCGATGCGGGCGCTTCGTTCAGTTCATTCGTCGTCATCGTGATAACCCTTCGGTAAAGTGAAAACAGGTCGCATCGTACAGCGGCAGAACGGCGCTTGCCCAGGTATGCCGCGTTCGCCCTTGCCCGGTCCGTCAAGATGAGGCAGATAGTTTTCCGCTTCCGGGTCGAAGCTGAATATTTTACCGTTCAGCACGTCGCGATGATATTCGCGTGGATGGTTCGAGCCGCCGCCGTGTATCCATTCAAACTCATTGAGCCCGGCTGACTGCATGCGCCCCTTGTTGATGCCGTTAAACGCCTTACGCGTCTGATCCATCGCGACATTCTTCGCCCAATTGCGTACGGCGACTTCCCGTTTCTCGAACGCCGGTATCAGGTCCGCAAGCCCGTTGCCGTTCTGAATCGAGCGCATCACGTCGCCCTGCATCTGTTCGAAGTACTTCGACGGTACGCGCTTTATCAGCGCTACGTTTTCCTTGATGCTTGCATCGAGAATATCGCGCAGTTCGCCGCTGATCGCGGAAACGTCCAACGTAACATCGCCGCTCAACTCCTTAAGCGAAATGCCTAGTTTCTTTTCGCTGTTGTCGGCGGTTTCATCGATCATGCTCAACGCCGTTTCACTGGCGACACGCCCGAACGCCTGTTCCCACTTTCGTTGCAACGCGTTGAAAACGATTTGCACCTGATTTGCCGGGCTCGCATCCATCACGGCGTCATCGGGTACGCCGTTCTCGCGCAGACACGCCAACACTTCGCGGCGCGCTTCTGCGGTCATCTTGTCGATAAGCCGCGTCATGCGCTGCGCGTAGCGTGTCGCAATGGTTTCGCTGACGTACAGCGGTTCACCCTTTACGAGTGGAACCTTGAACCGGTCAACCCATTCTTTGCGCTTTTTGACAATGCGAACTTTACGGGCGGGCATAACTTAATCTTCCCGTGCCGAATCATCACCGCTGCCAGGCGTGCCGGGTCCGCCTTCCGCCGCAGCACCGAACATGTCAGAAGGTGAAGGGCTATCTTCAATCTTCCGCACGGGCTCACCGTTACCGTCAACATCATCTTCTCCTTCTGCGCGTTCGGCGGGCGTGATGCCCGTTAGGCCCATCGTCGGATCGTTGCGAACGACTTCGTTAATGTCCACGGCATCAACCGCGCCCATGTCAAAAATCAGTTTGAACGTCTGCGCCTTTTTGAAGTTCGTATCGGCGCGTTCAGATTCGGTCGGAGCATCGAGCGGGTTAAATTCGACGGCGACGGTAACGGGTTGCCGAAGATGCGATTTGACGACTAGCGCATGATGCCGGTCGATCATTGGGCGCATATCGTCCTGCGTCGATTCGCATTCTTCGTGGTAGCTCGATTCTTCGTAGTCGCCCGTGCTGTTAAAGCCGGTCGGAACGGTCCCCATCAGCTTAGTGGCGGGCGTGCGCGCGATTGCCGACACAAGCTGATACTGATTCATGATGATTTTGTCGAGATCGCTTAGCGCCGTGTCGATCTGCTCGATATCTTCGCCTTCCTTGTCGATCACGCGCACTTGGAAATTATCGCGTAGATTCATCCACCAGTTCAGCGTTTTGTCGAAGTCTTTTTTGTTCGCCATGACTTTTGCTGCGTCCACCTTCATGATGGTGGAGCGCTTCGTCATGGCAAGCATTGGCCCTTCGTTCGCCGTGCGTTCCGCCGCGTACACGCGTTCCATGATCTGTTGCGGAAGGGACACGCCGCCGTAGATGTACGAGGGCTTCATAAAGTCCATCACTTCATCGTTGATGTAAACGCACAGGTGCGAACGATGGTACTTGCGGTTGTTGATGAGCCAGTAGGTCGGTTCGTAGAAGTGAGGCGATACCGGGTTGCTCGATGATTCGGCGTCGAGCATCGGCGCGCACCAGTACGGATCAACCTGAACGACGCCCTTGTATGCGCCCGGCAGAACGCCGTTAATGTTGAACGGCTTTTCGTAATAAAGCGGGTCCGGCGAATCGACGCGGAACAGCGCAATGCGAATGCCGAAAATACGCCCCTTGCGAATGAACTGCACCGCGTGCTTTTTGATGGCGTACGCACGGTCGTATGCTTCGATGAACTTCGCGGCCTTCGGGTCGAGTTCGTTTCCATCGCCGCCGATGATCTTGTAGCCCTTGCGCATCGAGTCGCGCGGCATCTGCGAACAGGCTTTATTGACTAGCCAGTTCTGCGCGACGATTGCGCACATTTGATGCCCGATGAACGCTTGCTGTGCGTACCAAAGGCTAATTCCTTCCGACATGTTCGCGCCGGGAAAAGAATTAAACAACGCGTCGCCGTCGTCGTAATCGCCGTCCATTGCCACGCCTTCAACGGGCGCGGGCGCTTTCGGCAAGCGCGATAGTGCTTCGGCCTGAATGGCCGTAACGATTTCCTGTATGCGCTGCGCGCGGTCGTCGGACGGATCACGGTCGATGTTATGCGTGCTGAAAATACCGCTGCGCGCCGGAACTCCGACAGACTGTGACGTGTTTTGCTCTTTTTTGCGGAACGGCCAAACCATAGCGGACCCCATAAATTAAAAATCCCCTACATGATACAGCGTAGGGGATTCGGGGTCGGACTGGCGGGGCGTTACGCGGTTCGTTCCACGTACACGCCATGCGGACAATACGATTCGCCAACTTGCATACTAGCGATCATATCGAATTCATCTTCGCTCCAATCCGTCATATGTTCGACGGCTTGTAGCGAAAGGTTCGTGTCAGTGCGATACACGACATTGCCGCTTCGATCTTGCATTTTGTAGCGTCGCATGGCGTTATTCTCCATATCCTGGGTTCGTGCTGAAGCGCGACGACGGCAAATACTCTGCGCCGCCCTTGCCGTCCGTAAGCATGATGCGTCGATGCGTGGCGAACGTCCAGCACCCTGTGCGGATCGTGCGGCCTTCCGGCGTTTCCATGTGCCACCAGTAGAAACCGGAGAACGGGCACGGTTGCATGCTCAACGCCAGAATCGCGCCGTCAGCCTTGCGCGCGAACGCGATATCGTTTGACTGAACTTGCGCTTGTGCGCATGAGTGCATGCCGAGTAACGCGCCGCATGCGATTGCCGCCGACAGAATAAATTTCATCGCGAACCCCTTCGTTTGTTGGTAACGAAAAGATATTATCGAACGGGCCGCGACGTGTCAACCGAAAATACCGCGACGCGCCTGCGACGGCGAATACAGAATCATGATCGAATCGGAGTAGTTCGGGGAAACCATGCCATCAGGTTTCTTTTCAATCATGATCTTGCCGGACGTTGCGGGCTTGTAGATCGGCTGATGTAGCTCCATCCGAATCTTTTGCAGGTCCGGCAAAGCTGACGACAACGAGATAATTTCTTCGGGGTCAACAACGATTTTTTCCACCACGGCCCGGTACGTGTTCTCGAAGCGTGTCCGCAACGCCCAATAATCCTGTGCCTTGCGGTTCTGGAAGAAGTTTTCGTTCGTCACGCCCCGATAGCCGCCCGGCACCTGTTTATTCTTGTCGCGCACTTCACCGGACCCGCGAAACGCTACGGCGTCAATCTTCGGCAGTGCGGCGCGGTCCGGTAGATTGTTGATCGCCTCGTTGTCGCCGCGTACGCCAACACCCAGGCCGTCCGAATCGTACTGATACGCGTCAACACCCAACGATACGCAGATGTTGTTCACGCGCATTGTCGTTCCGTAGATGTTCGAGCCCTTCCCGCTCCATTGTTCCGCGTAGTCAAGCAAGATGCCGATGCGTGACGTGAAGGCGTTCATATCCTTGCCTTCGTCGGCAACGTCGAGCGCAGCGAACCGCGAACCCGTGACGTTCAGACCCAACTTCACATGCGCATCAACAGCCGCATCGATCCATTCAAGCGGGATAAGCACGCCTTCCGCCGATGCGCTGTAATCGATATCGATTTCTTGCGCGACGACGAGTGCGTTAAATTTCGCCCGTTGCTTTTCATACCATTCCTGATCCTTGCGCGGGTCTGCCGTCCAGTGCATCGTTTTAACGCGCACACGCCCGCTATGGCGCTTCTCTGCAAACGAGTTCGCCATACCGTTGACGCTCGATATATCGATTCGGCAATTCGTCGTTGCAGACAGCGACGTTTCGACAGCTTGCGGATTTTCCAGGTGGGCGGCTTCGTCCACGAAGTACCACGACGCGCGGCCGCCCCGCCCGATGTTCTTGCCGCCTTCGCCGCGTATCACTGAGCCCGTTTCAGGGATCATGATACGCATGTGCGACGAGTGCGTATGGTTGAACAGGTTCCATCCGGCGCGGAACTCAGGCGGGAGATTTTGCAGGAAGAAGCGCACCTTAAAGAAGATGCTGTCAGGGTCGCCCGCCTTGTCTACTAAATCCTCTTTGCGCGAACCGAAGCCCGCGACGAAGCCTTGATGCGTGACTGCCACCGCACCGGACAGCGACGCCGCGCACCACGTTAGCCCCATGTCGCGAGACTTGTCGGATAGCCCATTTTCGCGGTCGCGCCAACATTCGAGAACCCATTGCATCCATTCGAGTTGCGCGGGGAACGGGATAAAAGGCATTATCGGAGAACGCCCCATGTTCACGTCGATACGCGGATCGAACGTCATCCCCCAATCTTGAACCATGTCGATAGGGTTGTTTTTGTAATGCTCTTTGACTGCTGCGAGCAACCCAGGGTCGCGGCGCAAGGCGGCGAGTTTGTCCACGCGCCATTGCAGCACGGCGTTATAGTCCGGGTTTTTGAAGTCGAGCGGGAGAGGATAAGGCATGGCGGTTAGTCGGATATGGTCCGATCATTCTAACCGCTGAAAAGAAAACGCCCCGTCGAGTGCGGGGCGTTGGGTGTGCTGTGGTGCGGGTTATGCGAAAATTTCCGCGCGCTTTTCGTCGGCTTTAGCACGTTCGATAGCGCAAGATTCTTTAAATGCTTTGCCGACAAGTCCAGCTTTCATTGCGCGAGTCTTTGCCACTTCGTATTGCAGCGCTTCGACCGTCGCGTTGTAAATCTTTTCCTTACGTGCCTTTTCGGCGGCGTCGCGGTCTGCTGCTTCCTTCGTCGCCTGCGCTGCTGTGCGCCCGGTCCACTTTGTTACGCACGTTGAACCGTAATGCAGAACTTCGCCGTCAACATCAACAGCAAACGTGAACTTAATATTCGTTTTACCGCAACAATCGCAAGTATTAACTGCGTCATCCGTGCCGAGAATCTTTTGCATTTCGTTTGCTCCGGTTCGTTAGTCGATGGATAGATATTATCTTTTTACGAACCGGA